AAGGCAAGGCCAGGTAAGGCACGGCTGGCAAGGTAAGGCATGGGAATCCATGATTCGAAAGGCAGGAGCAATCCTGCCTTTTTTCATGCGCCACTAATAGCACCTGCCATCTTCCGCACATCACGCCACATCCCGCAAGATGTGGCCCATGACCACTCCAGCGGAACAAGTTGACGCCGAAGCACTCAAAGCCGCATCTGTCAGCAATGACGGCGTTACGGTTACGCGCCGTTCCTTGACGGAATTGATGGAGTACGAAAAGCACGCTGCCGCACGAACAGCGACGGCAGATATGCCCGGAACCGTGAAAGCGATGTTCTCAAAGATCGTCGCACCGGGAGGCCGCTAATGGGCATCCTGTCATGGTTCTTTGGAGCCAAGAAACAACAGCCAGAAATCAAGGCAACGTTTGATCTGGCACAAACGACGCCGGACAACAGAAAGCACTGGGCAAGCGCGGATTCACTTGCGGCTCGTGCGGCATTATCTCCAGCCGTTCGCAAGGTCGTTCGAATTCGATCGCGGTACGAGGCCGAAAATAATTCGTGGTATTCTGGCATTCTCCAGACGGCGGCAAATCACGTCATCGGCGGGCCTGGCCCACGTCTGCAAATCTCCACTGGTAATCCGGAAGTTGATCGACGAATCGAAGCGGCATGGATTCAGTGGTGTCGTGTCGTCGATTTTCAAGACACTCTGCGGCTCGCGTTCGTGACGTACTGGCGAGACGGCGAAGTGTTTTTGATTCGTCGCGATTTGCCATACCGAACGCCCGTTTCGCTCGATGTGGCACTGTTCGAAGCCGATCAAGTCGCCGCGCCATGGTCGTCACCTGGATACGGAAATCCATTCGAAGACGACGGCGTTCGGTTTGATTCGAGTACGAATGAGTTGCAGTTCTACGTCTATCGGCATCATCCGGGATCAACAGCATTTAGCGTCAACACGTTCGAAGGCGATTGGTATCCGGCTCGGCAGGTGGTTGCTCATCTGTTCCGGGCAGAACGTCCTGGTCAGATTCGCGGCGTACCTCGTGCTACTCCTGCCCTTCAGACGCTTCCGATCATGCGGCGTCAGGAACTGGCAACACTCTACAGTGCCGAGACTGCTGCAAACTTTGCGATGTACTTGAAGAGCACGTCACCCGCTCTTGATCCATCATCGTCGCCAGCGGACTTTGCGGAGATCGAACTAACCCGAAACATGCTAACGACGCTTCCCGCTGGATGGGAAATCGGACAGGTCGAACCAAAACAGCCGGGGCCGCTTTATGAGATGTTCCAGCGTCAGGCACTTATGTCGTTCTGTCGTTGCACGAACATGCCTTATACGCTCGCAGCAGGCACTGGAAAGGACGCAAACTTCTCGTCATTCAAAGGCGATATGCGTAACGTCTGGGAACCTGAGGTACGGGTTGAACAGAACCGCATCGAGAACACTATTCTGGAACCTGTACTGAGTTGGTTCCTTGAGGCTGCGGTATTCAGTCCGGGAATTCTGGCAGGTGCTCCACCGTTTTCTCAGATTGAACACCGATGGCATTGGCCGCCATTGCCTGAACTTGATCCGAGTGAATCAGCAGCGGCAGCGGAACAACGGATGCTGATTGGTCTTTCCGCACCGTCTGATGAGCACGCAAAGGTGGGTTCAGACTTCAATTCCGTCGTGGCTCGTATGGCAGCGGATTACGCAGTGGATGAACAGACCGTGCGGCAGATGCTATTTCAGCAGAAGTACGGAGCACTTGCACCAACGTCGCCGCAAACCGCTCAGGCCGCAATGCCGCAAGGCGAATACACGAACCTAAGCCAGCGTGATTTCAACAACAATCAACGCCGCATTCAAAAGGCTATGCAGTCCCTGATTGATGGCTCGCAGACTGAGGCGATGGTTCGCGTAACGCTGCAATCGATCGGGCTGGCACCGGAGCGAATTGACGCACTGATTCAAGACGCTGCTGATGGCAAGATTGACACACCACAGGAGGCAGCATCATGAAGTTCACAGCAAGGCTCCAACTGACAGCGGCTGAAGGTGGGAAGCCTCGACGGTTCAGCATTCTGGCCTACTCAGGCGGATTGCTTCCGGTTGATGGTTTCGAACAGCCGGTGATTGTGGATCTGTCTGGACTGGAGATTCCCGGAGCAATTCCAATTCTGATCGACCATGAAAAGTCGGTCGAGGCAACGCTCGGAATCACTGACTCGATTGATAACACCGGATCACAGTTGCTGCTGACAGGTCAGGTAACAGGCCAGAGTCAGAAGGCACAAACAGTGTTGGCAGCAGACGCAGCGGGCCACAAATGGCAAGCGTCTATCGGTGCGAGAGTGATCGAACGAGAAGACATCTCAGCGGGGCAATCTGTTGAGGTTAACGGACAGGTGTTTGCCGGTCCGGTGATTGTCGCACGCCGCTCGGTGTTGCGAGAAACGTCAGTCCTGCCAATGGGGGCGGATGCGACGACACAAGTAAACCTGGCGGCATCTGCTGCCAAACATTTGAAAGGGTCAGCGATGACTTTCGAAGAATGGCTTGCATCACTGAAAGTAGATGCCAGCACCATGACACCAGAAGACATGGCCGCTATGCAGTTGGCCTATGAGGCAAAGCAGAAGCCAGCCGTTCCGGTTGCCGCTGCTCCTGCTGTAGCGACAGCCGCTCCAACCGTTGCACCAACAGCCGCTGCCGGTGCTCAGTTGGATCTAACGGCGAGCGTTGGAGATTTCCGCAAGGCACACGCTGCTGAGGTTCGTCGAATTGCAGACATTCAGGCAAAGGCCGCTGGATTCCCGGCAATCGCAGCAACAGCAATCGAGGCAGGTTGGTCAGCTGACAAGGTCGAACTGGAAGTGCTGAAAGCGTCTGCTGCCCGTACCCGTCCGACATCATTCCGCAGCGCTGAGTCAGCCCCTGAGAACATGCCGAATGTTCTTGAGGCTGCCGCGTGTATTACGCGAGGCATCAAGGATGTCGAGAAGCAATTCGACGACAAGACGTTGCAGGCTGCTCACAGTCAGTTCCGTCGTGGCATTGGCCTTCAGCAGATGTTTCTCATGGCTGCTGCTGCCAATGGGATGCCTGTTTCACCGGGTACCCGGGTGACGACGGGCAACCTTCGTGAAGTGCTGGCGTACTCTTGCGGACATCACGCCATCGGCGGAACGATCAACGCGGCGTTTTCTACCGTGACACTTCCGGGCATTCTTTCGAATATCGCCAACAAGGAGATGCTCCAAGGCTACATGGAGGAGGATACCGTCTGGCGCGAAATCGCTCAGACGAAATCTGTCAGCGACTTCAAGACCGTGACCAGTTATCGCCTGCTGGATGACATGGTGTACGAAAAGGTCGGTGCTGGCGGCGTGATTAAGCACGGCAAGATTGGTGAAGAGTCCTTCACGCGATCTGCTGATACTTACGCCAAGATGTTCAGCATCACTCGTCAGGACATCATCAACGACGACATGGGCTCGTTTGATGATGTGCGAGCACGCTTAGGCCGTGGCTCAGCAATGAAACTGAATGACCTATTCTGGGAAACGTTCCTTGGTAACCTCGGCACGATCTTCACCAGCACTCGAACCAACTACATCAGCGGCTCAACAACGAACCTCGGAACCGATGGTGTTGGTCTGGGGCTTGGCCAGAAAGCATGGCGTCAGCGAACCTCGTCAACTGCCGATGGTGCAAAGCGAGTTGGCGGGCGTCCGGTCTATCTGCTGGTTCCTCCAGAACTTGAAACGGTTGCCGATGCACTGTACACAGCTCGAAACGTTGCAGCCGTCAAGGTCAGCGACGCAAACACGTTCGCGGGCAAGTATCAGCCTCTGTGTGCTCCGCAGTTGTCTGATTCTTCCATCACTGGCTACAGCACAACTGCATGGTATCTGCTTGGTGACAAGGCAATGGGAAGTCCGATTGTCGTGTCATTCCTTAACGGACAGGAAACACCAACGGTCGAATCAGCAGACGCTGACTTCAATACGCTTGGCATTCAGTTCCGAGGATACCATGACTTCGGGGTTGACCTGGGTGATGGTTACCTGAACGCGTTGATGAGCAAGGGCGCAGCGTAGTCACTCTGTGACGATGAACATAAGCCAGCCGGGCAGTTCCGGCTGGCTACTTTGAAACATTGATTGGAGTTCTAAATCATGCCTCAAGTACCAGTACAAACGTACTCAGAGGACTGCGCGATTGATTACACGCCAGCCGCAGCAGTCACAGCGGGCGACGTTGTCGTCCTAAATGGAATTGTCGGTATTGCTCCCTCTGATATTGCAGCGAATGATAAAGGTTCATTGCAGATTGAGGGGATCTTCCGAGTTCCGAAAACCACGGCGGCAATGACTCGTGGGCTTCCAGTTTACTGGAACAGCACAGGCGATCCGGACAACGGAACGTCAGGAACTGGTGCCGCAAATCAACTAGGCGTCGGCGTTTACATGGGCTTGCTTGCCGAAACAGCAGCGAGCGGTGATGACTACGCAATTGTCAATCTCAATGCGATGTACCCGGCGCTAGTCGGTGTCGCATCGGTCACCGCAGCGGGATCAAGCCAGTCTGATGCGGCACAGCTTTACCACGGATTTAACGTGGTGACTGGTGCTGATGGAACGAAGGGTGTGATCCTTCCAACGGCTGTGCCAGGCATGATCGTTTACCTGAAGGGCGTGACGAGTGCCGTTCTGAAGGTTTACGGAAAGACTGGAGCATCAATCAACGGCGGATCTGCAAACGCCGCGTTGAGCCTCACTACAGGTTTGATGCCGTCGATCTTCATCGCGTCCAGCACGACGCAGTGGTACACGATTCCGCTCGTCGCAAGCTGAGGTGCTAAGTGTCCGTTGACGACGATGTCTCAGAAGCACTCGATACCCTGCTTGATGAGTGGGGTTCGAGTGGGCTTTACATTCGCGGAAGCACGACGACGACAGTCACGGTGCGACGGAGTGTTGGTCAATCACAGACCGTCGAAGTTAACGGAACGCTGGTTGAGTACATCCCTGTCGATTTCATTCTGAAAACCTCGGCGTTGCCATACTCAGAGCCGCGCCGCGGTGACAGGATCAAATACGGATCAGAGGTGTATGAGGTCAGCACGCCAAGCGGGGAAAAGGTCTTTCGGCAGATCACATCAACAATGACTCGGATACACACTCAGCAGGTTAAGTAATGGCAGTAACGCAGGCACCATCGATTGAAGCATGTGAGGCGATTGCTTTACGCATCAACTCTGGGACTGCTTATTGCCTCGACTTGCGAGCACAGTACACAGAGCAAATCGTTGACTTCCTCGAAGACTTGCACGAATTGCGAGTTGACGTGGTGCCGGAAGAAGAAGAGACGCTGGAAGAGACACTGGACGTGGAAAACCGCACCAGTCATCAGATTCGCGTTCATCTTCGCAAGAAAGTGACCAGCGTTGATTCCGACGATGTGCAGGCATTCAAGTTGCTTGTGCGTCAGGTGTTTCAACGAATCAACAACTACGACACTTCGGACGGACGGGTAAAAGTCTGGGAGTGTGAGAACGAGTCTAAACAGGTGCCGGACAAAACGATCCTTCAGCAGAATCTGTTGTGCCTTGCAACGATTCTCCTGAGGGTCGAGGTGGAGGCAAGTGCATGACCGACACGATCGACGGACTGACAGCGATCATCAAGCGAATGGAATCTCTCACCGATCGCGGAAAAGTGTCAGTCATGCGGTCGGCTATTCGTACCGGGCTGAACGCAATCGGCAAACAGATCAGGCGGGATCTTGATCCGAAAGCCAAAGACGCGGCAAAGTCGGTGCGGAGTCGGTTCAAGGCGGGGCGTCGAAAGATCATTGCGAAAGTTGGTTTCGGAGTTGGTCCACGAAATAAGAAGCGGACTGACCTAACACCACGAACCGCTGGACGTCCGGGTGTTGGTATCGGACCGAACAATGTGCACTGGTGGATTAGTGGAACAGCATTGCGGCGTAATCGCTACGGATCAACTGGAGCAATGCCAGCGATGCAACCGGGACTGGCAAGGCTGGCAGCGGTGAAAGCCGAAGTCAGTATGTCATCAAAGATGGCAAAGGCAGCAGCAAGACAACTCGAAAAAGAAGTCGCAAAACTTCAAAGGATAAAGTGACATGGCAAAAATCAAGGGCAAGGGGACCAGCTTTCTGCTGTCAATCACTGGAACATACACAGCAATTCCGAATCTGATCGATCTTTCAATCAGTGGGGAAAAGGCCGAAACGTATGACTCTACGACCATCGATGGAAGCGTATACAAGACGAAAGACGCCACCGGGTTCAGTGAGACGGCTACCATCACTGCCAATGCGTTTTACGATCCATCAAACGCAGTTTTTACGGCGTGGAACGCTCTAATCAGCACGCCAGCAGCAAACAATGTCAAGGTGACGTACACGGACAGCGGGCCAACAAGCGTGGTCTACTCAGGCGTAGGATTCGGCATTGACAAGAACGTAGTCGCAAACGACGGAACCAAGTGCACGCTCACGTGCGAGACATCAGGAGCACCAAGCTAATGCGAGCACAGTACACTCGAAAGCAATACGCTGACTACGATTCTTGCACGCCAGAGCAGCGGCTGAAGACGGTTGTTGAGTTTGAGCGAGGCAAGCCCGTGCACGTCTTTCCCGCTGGTACAATCGTTGAAGGCGACGAGGCCATTTTGCGAGTCAAGACCGGCGTTGCTATTCCGCTGGATGATGAGTGCAAAGCAGCGTGCGGGTTGAACGACAATCAGATTTCCGCGTTGCAGTTGCAAAATGAAATGGCATCGAAGGGCATCAACGACAAGGGCGACCAGGAGTTGTACAAGGCTCAGGTGATTCTTGGCTACGATGATAAACTGAATTACATTCCTGGTCCCAACTGGGAAGCGTACCAGAAAGCAAAAGCGGAGTCTGAAGGAGTTGATGACATCGCATGAGTTCAATCTTTGACAAGATCAAGAAGCGAGCGGCATATCCGTTCAAGATGGTCAACGGAGAAACAGTTCATCTTCGCTCACTGACCATCGGGCAACTTCGAGAACTTGAGCCATTCAAGCACGATGATGCTGCGAATGGATTTGCAATCGGCTGCTGTCTACTCAATGACGACCTGACACCAGCATTTACACGCGAAGCTGGTCAGTCTGCCGAAGACTTTGGGCGATCAGTCAGCCAGCAACTTGACCTGCCTTTCGATGTCTTTCATCCGCTTGTGGAAATGATCTTCAAACTGTCGAATGAGCCAAGTGAAAAAGCATCTGAGGCAATCGTAAAAAACTGACAAATGACGGGGAGGCACGTTTCGCGGCGTTGCTTGCCCGTCAGTGTGGTCGATGGGATTGGTGGAATGTCCGCGATGAACACAGCCCGTATGAATGGGCAGTGCAACGAATGCTTTACGCAGTCGATCCATTTGGTCCGGAACGTGATGATGCAAGACTCGCATGGAACACTGTTCACAACGTCGCTCGCACATCAGTGAATCAACTCGACGAATCAGAGCTGAGAGACTTATTGAGAACGCTGAGGGCTTACCTGAAGTGTCAGGAAGACCCGGAAACAGAAATTGACATGGCCGCTTTGCAGAAGGTAAAACAACATGCCGAGCCTCGGTGATCTGGTTGTAAACCTGTCTGCCAATACCTCGAAGTTCGACAAAGGTATCAGTCGATCCAAACAGGGCATGATTGATTTCGGCAGCGTTACTGAAAAGGTTGCGGCGGGAATCAAGGCGAGTTTGATTGCAGCAACCGGCGGCGCGATCGCAGCAGCGGGTGCAATCTATGGGCTGACGGGTAGAATCGGGGAGCTCGCCTCGCTTGGTGATCGGGCGGCACAAACTGGTTTATCCGGTGCGTTCCTGCAACGGCTGGAATTCGCAGCCGATCAATCTGGCGTCTCGATTGAGACGCTACAGGCGGGCATGAAGCGGCTGATGATTGAAATGGGCAAAAGCGGCGAAACAATGCCGCTTGACCAGAAACTGGCCGCAATCGCGAATCAGATGGCAAACGCGAAGAGCCAAGCTGAGAAGGTAAAGATTGCAACAGACAACTTCGGCAAAGCAGGCGTGGAGATGACCGGCCTTTTTGCGGGCGGCATGTCTGACCTAAATCATTTGTTGGCCGAAGCGCAAAGACTTGGCATCGGCATTGATGACAAAGCACTAGCCAGAGCGGCTGCGGCTGATGATGCCATTCAAAAGATGAAGTTCACGTTCTCAGCAATGGTCGATCAACTCGCCGTGACGATGGCTCCTGCGTTTGAAATGGCAGCCAACAAAGCAACGGAATTGCTTGTGCCTATCAATGAGATGCTGACAAAGTTCAATCAGATGGAAGGCCGCTGGACATGGCTCAAGGATGTTATGGTAGCCGCGTTTGAGTTAGGGCTCGAAACTATCAAAAGCAACTGGAGAGGCACGCTGGAATACATGTCCGACACTGCCGTCGAGTTCGGACAAGATCTGCCAAACAAGTTGGTAGGCATGGGAAAAGGCAAGATCGGCGGCGGCAAGTGGAATCAACAGACGGGTGAAGTCACAATCACAAATCCCGTCGAGTCAGCACAGAAGCGATTCGATGACCTGATGGCAAAGCTGAATCAGCAGCCGGGGGCGCAACCAGCACCTGAACAAATTCCGAAAAAGCCAGATGTAAAATCAGCGTTTTCTGGATTGTGGGAGTCTATGCAAAAGCCGCTCGCAGACATTCAAGCGGAAGGGAAGCAACTGATTGACACCAAACTGGCTCAGGTCGCTCCGCTGGGTGGAATGTTGAAAAACTGGTTCGATGGAATGGCCAATCAGGAGCCAAAGAAACAGGAATCATTCCAGTCTCTCAGCGCCGCAAAAGCAGGCTCCTCAGAAGCACTGTCAACGGTCATGTACTCCGCATTCCGGCAGCGAAACAATCCGCAGGTGCAGGCTGTTGACAAGCAAACCAAACAGCAGGCGAAACATCATGCCGAACTCATGGCCGCAATTAAGGACGGCGGGTTGGCAATGATGGGAGGCTGGCCATGACGCTGACTTATGAGGGAATTCGTCCAGGCAGAACTGGCGGCACGGATGGCAAGCAGGTGACTGCTCAGCTTGTGCAGGGCTTTCACGGCGACGAAAACACAACCGAATACGATGTTTTGGTTCATCCGTCAGCGATCAAGTGGGGATCAGCACATCCGACGATTCCGTTTTGCTGGTGCAACAGCGTTAGGGCAGATCAAAGCAGCAACGGGCGAAATGAATGGACCCTGACAGCAGGCTATTCATCAGCGGTTGAGCTGAACGAAAATCCGTTGTTCGAACCCGCCGCTATTGAATGGGACGGCGACAATTTTGAGGAGCCGCTGATCTACGATCGCAACGACGACGCGTGCGTCAATTCCGCTGGCGACTTGTTTGAGAATCTGTTCCGTGAACGAACGCGGCGAGTGGTGACCGTGACAAAAAATGTCGCTACCGTACCAGCATGGATCATTGACACGGAAGACGCTGTCAACTCTGCAATCTTCTATCTGGACGGCATCGAGATCGGCATCGAAAAAGCAAAACTCCGACCCCCGTCGATCAGCAGAAAACAGATTCGCAACGGCATTCAGTTTCGTGAAATGAAGATGATTTTCACGCTGCGAAAAGACACGTGGAAAGTCAAAGTAGTTGATGCTGGCTTTCGTTACAAGGACGGCACGGAGCGAAAGCGAATCACAAACGACGATGGCAGCGATGTTTCACAGGCAGTGTGCCTTGACGGAACCGGACTGGTGCTGGCAAATCCAACACCATCCACCATTGTCTACCGCGAGTTCGACGGTTATCCATCGTACGATTTCAACCTCTTGCCGCTGGTGTAATCAATGGCAGATCTAAGCAGTATCACAGCCGCAAGGCCGACACTCAGCACGCAAACCAGAATCGTCCAGTATGGCGGCACTGTGTCAGCCGGTCAGCCAGTTGCGAAGAGTTCCGGCAAGTACGTTGCGGCAGACGCAAACGCATCGGCAACACTGGCGGCAGCAGAAGGAATCGCACTGACTCCGGGTGTTGCTGATGGCTACGGAGTCATCGCTTTGAATGGCAGCGTTATTCTTGTCGGCACCACAATGGTTGTTGGTACGACGTATCTGGTTTCCCGAACAGCAGGCGGAATTATGCCGGATGCTGACCGAGCAACAGGCGATTACGTGACGGTTCTTGGAACGGCAGCAACGACGACGCAGTTAGATTTGGCAATCAAAGCAACAGGAATTCAGGTGCCGTAACCATGGCGCGTGACAAGGTCTATGGACTGACAGAATCACAGATGAATGCCGTGCGTGATACCGTGCGGCATTACATGAATTTGTATGGTGGCGGGCAGAGAGGGGCTGGGAATGTTTTCGAGGTGCGCCCACGACGTGGCGTTTTGACGGCGGATTTGGGTGCGCCAGTATCTAGCCTTGCGGAGATGGCGTCGGCTACATTCAAGTTTCTCGAATTGCAACCCGATGGAACGTCGGTACTGTTGCCGACAGAATACACCGGCTACAACAACGATCCTGAATTTTCAGCATCGAGTGGGCAATCAATATCTGTGCTGTGGATCGACGGGCGATGGCTGATTGTCAAATCTGGCGGCGAATCAGGTTCGAAAATCATCTCCTTCGCAATCATTTCATCTGACCCCACGTTACGTTCCGCACAAGTTGAAATCCGCCAACGATCATTTACCGGCACCGTCTTTGGTAGCACGCTCGACGATACTGTCGTCACTGTTTACGACACAGACGGATGCTACCTAAACGAGCCAAATGTAGATTTGACGGGACGCAACGGAAAAGCAGTGTTGATGTATGTTGATGCAGAAGCAGAGGCGGCGCATTTCCCGGATTACGATGTCCCGACACAATACTGGAACGTATTGAGTCTCTGCTGTCCCAACGTGGTGTGTGAATAATGGCGGGAAAAGGCAGCGGTCAAACAGGGTGTTGCTGTGGTGGTTGTTGGGCACCGCCGACAGATCCACGAGGCGCGACCACTGCCGACATTATTGAGGTGCAGCAATACTGTTGCCGCTGCATTCCGAAATACCTCTGTGCAATCGTTTCAGAAACAGGATATGACGATGCGTCGGTATTAATGACGCGCAATTGCTCTGGAGATTACGCTGGCGATCCAATCCAATACTCCGGCACAATCAGGACTCGCACTGGTGATCTAACACTAAAAGTGCGACTGAGCGTTATCTATGAGCAATGCTACATTACCTACGAAATCGCGGAGACTGGCGACTCTGGAACGCGTTTAATTGACCACAGCGTAACCGCGTCACAATACGATTGCGCAGCCGGTATGACCACCGAGGCGTGCGTCAATTTTGGCGGCGAATGGACACTTGAAGATGCTCGCACGCTAACAATTTCTCCGCCAGACACATTTGACATCGGCAGCAACATTCGATGCGCTGGCTGTACGTGCATCTGCAAGTGCATGTGCATCTCAGTCGCGAGTCAGGACGGTGACGGAAATATCACGATCGTCGGCAGCAACGAAAATGCTTGTGCTGTGGTATCTGTGCGAGAGGTAACAAACTGTGCTGGCGACAAGATCGACGAGCTGAAATATGCAACGTGGACCGCTGGTGATTGGTCTATCCAACTGGATGGCAGCGATACAGCATCGCCTGACACACGGACTATCAATGCTGGAACCGAAACAACATTTGCTCCATGCACCATCACGCAGATCCTGAGATTTGTCGATGACGAGGTGCATGAGATCGCGGCTGTGTCCAATACCGTTAATGTCGTCTACGAATGGAACATTGACGACAAAACGCCGCTATCAATGCGATGGATCGGGCGCAGCCATGACGAAAATAGCGTCGTGACGATTTCGGCATACAATTGGACGCTGGCAACCTACGAAACACTCGGCACCGTCAATGGTGTTGCAACTGGCAGCGATCAAAATCGGATGTTCAATGATTTGCTGGGCGCTGACAACGTTGGCACTGGAGCAGATTTGGGTAAGGTAAGGATCAGATTGCTGGCTGACTACGCGGACGATCTGATTACAGATTTGCTCATCCTCAAAACAACCTCGTGCTGCAAACTCGAATTGATTCCACCTGGTAGTGTGATACCGACGACGACACTCGCAAAGGTCGATTTATCAGCGACTGGATTCTGCCCTGAGGTGTTCAATTTCTGGCAGTTTGAGGACGAATCGGGAACGCTATGGTACGTCTCAATTGACTGTGCGTGGTGCGGCGGATTGTGTGGCAGTGTGTCGACGGATTGTTGTGGCAGACCTGTTTCGCGGACCCTGTTTGCTGAGGTGACAATCGGTTGCGGTTCTTGTGAGGGGACTGCAACGGTTCCTCTCTTTTCGGATGCTGCTGGAACAATCTGGGAAGGCACAGGCACGCACTGCAATTTGCCTCTCAGTGTG